ATCATAGCCAGCTCTTCCCGCTCTTCTTTAGACATAGCAGCAGGATTGTTATCCCACTCTCTAGTTCTAGGTGCTATCAACTGCAACCTTCGCAGCACAGTACTACTTACCTGTACATCATACAAGTAGGGTACTCCAATATCTATATCTTCCATTAGTACCTCCAGTACTGAAGTAATTTAATAAAGGGCTCCTGAGAACCCTTGATAACTTACCTCTGCTACAGAACACCTTCTAGAGGGTCTGCTTCGGAACCTGCTGCTTTCATAAGGATATGCTGACGACGAGCCTCTCGCTTTGCAGCCAACTCATCTTGGAACTCATCCCGCAGTGCTTGTACCTTAGCCTCATCCGGTTCAGCAGTAACATCATTGTCCTTTAAGAACTTAACGATTACAGCTTTATCGGAAGCAGACATAGGGATTCCCTCACTGCGGCATATTTTAATATCTTCAATGAACAACTCTGTGAGCATTTCATGAAGGGTCTCTAGTGAGCTTTTTTTAGCTGCCATATGTACTAATCCTTTGTTATGGACACCAGACCGGTCTTGACTAGTGGCCTTATGGTTTCGCCACCACTAATGCACATAGAGTCACCGGAGCAAGCCTCAGATGCAATAAAACACAACGCAAGAGAGTTGCTTGCTGATAGAGATAGGTTGATTCGGTTTCAATAAAAATTTAAGCCCCATGTGAAGAGGCTTTTCATTATGACGCAGTGTACGGGTACTGCCCGAGCGCGTTATTTCGGATGACTGTGCCACGAATCAGATATTGAGCCGTGCCAGTGGTGTTAAGGTTCAATGTGTCACCAGATACCGTGCATGTGATGTCCGCCGTATTGCTTGGGTGTGACATGACTCGGCTTAATCCACCTTGATAGTGGTACACCTCGAACTGCGCGGACTTCACCAAGTAGCCATCGTATAAAGCCCCGACAACAACGGTGTAATTGCTGCGTCCAACTAAGGTCTCGATAGCTGTCGTCGCCGCGCCACTGTGGGTCAAGTTGAAATTCTTGGCTGGAGCGCTAATCTTTTGCTGCCACACAGAATTCGTCACGCTCGACACGTTACCGTTCACCGCGCCAACTTGCACATCGCCAAGCACCCTGCAATTCGTCAAGACCACATGCTTGCTGAACCAGTCCGCACCGCTAGCGGAACAGCCAAGCGCATTGACCTCACCACCGGTAACTTTGAGGACTTGCGGATATGGGTAGGCACTCGTCCCACCTTGAGCAAAGAACGCACCCAAAGCAACTCTCACATACTCAAACACCATCGGTTGGAGTGTGGCCTCGGCATAATAGTTAACAATATTGTTTCCCTGTGCGCCATACGTGGATGTGCCATTACCATCATTCTGTAACCACAGCCCAATCCCAGGAGTTCCAACAGGCGCCGCAACGTTCGTGGCTCCGTCTGCGCTGCGCTGCCCTTGGCACGTAACGTTGTCAAACGTCGCCCCGTGGAACGTCCCCCATATGCCGACCTCCCCACCGTCGCATAAAACATTTTGGAAGGTGTTCTGGTTGTGGAAAAATCCGTTATTCCAGTTGTTCCAGCCACCAGTGTTTGCGGGGTTGGTCTGGTCGTCGGGAGAGGAATTGCGACTTGCCTTTACCCCTACAGCACAATTGGTGAAAGTGACATCGCGCAAAGAGTTCCATAGCGAAAAGCGCCACCAAATGCCAAACTTAAACTTGGTGGCATTAATTCTCTCGTAAATGCAGTACGCGGCCTGCTTAGATGTAGGTGTGGAAAACGCACGACCAGTCTTGGCGGTGCCAGTTTGCTCAACGCTGAAATCAGTAAACGTTGTAAATTCAGCATGTTGGAATACAACGATGTCCAGCGATGTGGTGAATTTTGTAGCCCAGATTCCAGCCCCTTTCAGATGGATACGTTTTGCTGTGCCTTTGAATATATCAATCGTTGCTGTTACTAGGTATGAGCCCTTTGAGGCATAAACAACACCACCACCAGCATTCCATACTGCATCAACTGCCGCCTGAGTGGCCGCCGTATCGTCTGTTACGCCGTCTCCTTTCGCGCCAAACCACTCTGGCAGCGCGGGATCAATTACTTGCCTCCGCCATCGTCTGCCTAGCACATCCACGAGCAGGGTGCCGTCATCATCGACCCCATTTGTATTATTAACGTCGTGGAAAAACCAACCGCTAGCGCCATCAAACACGTTCTCCCGACCGGTACAGTAAACTCGTGCCGAACCGCCAGAATAGGCACGGAGATCAGTGTAAGAGCCAAGATGTACAGTGACGTTTCCTGATTGGTCAACAAACCCGCCACTCGCCGGATTGGTTCCTGCGGCAACCACACCAGCCGGGCCGGAGAATGCCTTGCCAGTGCGCTCTTGCAGCAACACATCATTAGCGTTTACGAGCGTACCGCCTGACTCGAAACTACCAGCAACAAGGTTATAACCCGCCTCCGCATAGCTGCGGCGCAGTGATTCTCGGGCTAGTACTTTGGTAATACTACCTGCGGAGGGGACATAGAACTCATCTGAGTAACTACCATCTGTACGTTTGATACGGTAGTACGTAAAGCTACCATCATCCCTGAGGAACTCAATAGTATCTACACCCGCCCCTGGCAACCCTTGCTCTAAGTACTCCTGCGCGATATACAGCAACTGCTGGTTGTTCTCATCTATAGTTGCCTCATCGAACTGTGCATTCTGACTATAGATGTTGTACATAGCATCTACATCTGTTCTACGGTAAACTACTACTTCAACACCATTTGGTACCACAGGTAAAATCTTCAGTGTGGTGTTATCAAGGAAAGACCAAGTATAACCGCTAGGTGCGCCACTCTGAGGAGTCTCCTCCCCAGCAATACGAATATAAATATCGTTACGTTGTAGGTACTGAATACCTAATGCAATAGTACTTAAAGTACCATCCGATACCATTTTCTGAATACTGTATTGAACAGCCATATCAATCCTCTTTAGTACTGTTAATAAGCCAACGAGTAGGTAGGAATACGTTAGCTCCGGGTACAGCTTTCAGTACGTCTTGTACCTCTAGCTCCCCACGCTTCAGCTTATCTACCATCTGGAATAAGTTATTAGGCCCTGCAAATACCGGAGCAGTACCACCAACATCACCCTGCATGAATCCGTCTGCTGCCAAGGAGGCAACCCCAAGGCCCGGTAAGCTACGTACTGTACGTGCCACCAAGTCTTCCTCTGGGTCACGGCCCTGAATAATATTACTCATCATACCAGCCACTACTGACAATGGAATGGCAGCAGACATATACAGAGCCACGCCCATCACACCATTACGTCTGTAGTTCCTACGGAGTATCTTCTGGTTCGCACCAAAGACGTACCGCATATACGGGAACAGTACACGCCCTATAGCACTGTGCTCAATGAATGCAGGTTGCTCACCAGCACGTATAGTAATAGCGATGTTATCTGTAGCGGAGATAAGAGTATTCATCATCTTAGCCTTCACAGCAGCATCCCAGTTATCTATCACAGTACCGTGCCTTTGTACTTGTGCAGTAGCAGCAGCAATATCAGTATCGGACATATTCAGGGACTTGAAGTACTTGGCACTGCCTTGAGCTTTGCGTACATCAGCGAGATTACCTACAAGCTCATCCATGATGCCAGCCACAGCATTAATCTGGTGACGGCGCATGAACTCACTACCGTTCAGGTACTTGATGTACTGGCCGCCGTACTGAGCTACTTCATGGATACTACCAGCAGGCCCTACCCAGTTATCTTCCAGATGTGTAACGTAAGGACGTACACGGCCCTCAGCAAACAACTGACCAGAGATAACCTGTTGAATAGTCTCCGCTTGCTCCTTGGTAATACTCTTGGCATTGACTACACCAGATAGGCTCTTCAGGAAGTGCTTCGCTACGGTACTTACACCGAACTCATTAACGAGCTGTGCGTAGTCCGCGATAGCGTACACCCCAGAGTTACCTAATTGAGTACTCGCACCGTAGCTGGTAAGAGTACGGAACCAATCAGTCGCAGCTTCCCCTACAGGTTGCCCTAGAAGTTGAGCCTTTACGTTACCAAAGAACTCTTGGGCCTTCTGGCGTTCAGCAGCAGGAAGGTTATCCAGAGCCTTACCGATAGCATCGTCCAAGTCAGATTCCTTAGTGAAGCCAACACGAGCCAAACCAATACGCCCAGACATATTCCTAGCATAAGTCTGAAGTGAACCTAGTAGGTCATCATCCATGAACTCGTTGATACTCATAACCAGACCTTTAGAGCCAAGGTAAGTACCCTCGTAGTCCCAGTCCATACGGGTACGCAAGTTCTTCTGTTTCCCAGCTTCATCAGCCTTTGGTTGTAGGGTACTCAGCAGACCTTTAATCTTACCTTCCTCTACACCCTCAGCACGAAGTACTTCAGCAAGTTCATCCTGAGTAGTACCACGGAAAGCTTGAGCCTTCGGGTCTGCTTGACGTAACTTCTGGGTGTACACGAACTTCTTACCAAGTGCTTCAGGACTAAGACCTAAACCACCATTTTCCACAGGTGTAATAAGTCTCGGGTAGATACGTGCAATCTGCTGACCATACATCTTATGCAAGTCAGTCCACGAACCTTTACCTTGTTCTACGAATTCTTGCATCTTCAGATACGAATGGCGAACAGGCACATAATACTTGGACGGAGTTAGCGCATCAGCACCGAATACACCAGCCTCCTGAGCACGTGTACCCAGGATAGTACCGAAGTTCCCCTCTGTATAAGCATCCACGATACGCTTGACACGGGGGTCTGTCGGTGGCACAGGGGCACCTCCACGGGCTTCAATCTGCTGGGCATTGTTCAACCACTGACGGGCAGCCCTACCGAGTTCAGCAGTCTCTGCACGGGCTCTTGCGCGGGTCTGTGGGAAGATGCTACGCCATCCCGGTACTTCTGCCTTAATAGCCTGCTCCAATGGCACCAAGGCCCTGTCAGCCTCTAATAGGGTGCTCCTGCCGTAGGCCACGG